CCGTTGTAAGACAAAGTTGGACTCATCCAGGATATCAGGATCGAGTATACACTGTCTTGTTTCAGATTATTGGTTGTATGCCATCTGGATGGTATATGACTTTTCTTTTGAATTCAATGGTAAACGCACTTTTGTTTAGGATTGCTTGGAGAATGATATTGAGTGCTCCTGTTAATGATCTCTATTACTTCCGCAAGTATACGCGCGACTTGTATGCGGGAGATGATAACTTAGTCGCTGTGGCTGATGATTTCTTGGAAGAGTTTAATAACATAACTCTCCAGAAGTTTTTCGCAACATATGAGCAGGTTTACACTTCGTCAGATAAGTCTGGTGAGATGTTACCGTATAAACCACTCGTGAAGTGTCAGTTTTTGAAACTTACAACAGGCAAGCTGTTTGACAGGTATGTTCATTTGTTTGATATGAATGCAAATCTTGAAACGATTAATTGGATCAGGAAATGCGATGACCCGCGAGCGGCTACGGAAGCCAATTGTAATGACGTGTTGCGAAATCTTTTCTTCTATGGAGAAGAGGTCTTTTACCACTATCGAGGTTTAATGCTACAAGCCGATAATTCTTTTAGCTTATTGCATTATGGACCACTTCAGACCGCTTATCTTGGTTATGGAGTGATTCCAGATCCCACTGGTGCTTATGCTTATACGCGTAACGCTGGTGGAGATCCGATGGCCGCAGTGCGTGCCGTTCAGAGTGTGTTGAACTCGAAGCAGACTATCCTTTGTGGACAACTGCGTGAGCTCAGCTTACATTAATATGAATTCTCAAAATTCAACAGCCGGACAGAGTAATGGAATTGAAAAGCAACAGCCAGTTCAACCTGGCTCGTTGCAGCCCGCTTCGACTCAGGGGTCTCCCGCCAATCTTGACGAGAGTACTCCAATTGTAACTTCTACGATGGGTGTCAATCTTGCTGAACAGCAGGAGCTTGTCACTCGTCATGGTACTGATGGCAATGTCAACAACATGACATCTCGTGCAGATGCACATCTTAACGAGGCAGATTGGGACTTGGCAAGTATTCTTCGTAGGAACAATTTGGTTGGCGCCTTCAACTGGGCGCTTACTGACGCTGTAGGCACCGAGATCTCCATTAATGGAGCCCCCGGTGTTGCCACCGATGTTCCTCAGGATCTTTTGAGAAATGATCTTGTTTCAACACCATTTGAGCGATTTCAATTTTGTCGTTTTCGAACAGCACATGTGCGTTTTCAGATTACGGCATCTAGATTTCATCAAGGTCGTCTTATCGTTTATTATGTACCAACTATGCTGGGCAAACAATATGTGGGCGGTGCTGGTGTGTATGCACCAACTCGTGCCACTCAGGTTCAGCATTGTTTTCTTGATCCGTCTAATGGCACTGTCATTGACATGGCCATTCCATTCCAGTTTAATAAGGGATGGATTGATCTTATCTTTGGCGATGTCTTGGGTCAGCTTCGTGTTCAGGTTCTTAATCAACTTCAGGCAGCTTCAGGATCTTCAACTTCAGTTGAGGTTAAAGTTTTCGTCTCGTTTGAGGACGCTCATTTTAGAGTGCCCAGACCAGGCGGTCTCACCTTCACTGAGCGACGTACGCGTAATGATCTCCTTTTGGAGAGAAAGACGCTTCAGGACGAGTTGTCTGCCCGCAGG